CTATCATCAGCTAAAAGCTGACCTGTCATTGTTCCACCGGCTACAGGTAATAAACCTAAGTTTGCTGTATCAACAGGACCAATAGTAGTGAAGCCATTATTAGATGAATTTCTTATTTTTAAATTATTACTATCTGCCGTATCAACATATGGCATAAATGCTTCTGTATTAGTAGGATCAGAACCACCACTATTAAGAGTTTTTATCGCATCAAAAACAGCATTAAGATCACTTCTTACAGAAGCTCCTGAAGCATTGGCAATATTATAGTCTGATACCTGACTCATTTACAGAATACTTTTTTCCATATTACACCCCTTTACCATAACCGACAGCAGAAAAAGTAAAAGACCTATCCACAAAAGTATTAACATTGTTTCTCATAACCTTAATTGTAAACCCTGTTCCACTTACATTTGATATTTGGAAGAAATCACCATCTATAGCATCTTGTATTGTGATTCCAATAGAAGGTAAAAACGCATTTGCTCCACCTAGAGATGAAGTGCCGACAAAAAATGGCGTCCCAAAAGTAACCGTTTTACCAGAAGAAGATGTTCCTGATGACTGTGGTGCGGTAGATGTTCCACCTCCTGTTTGGTAATTTTGTTCTGTTCTTGATTGAAACTCTGCTGTATAACCTGCCTGTTGCACGTTCATGTTTTGTGAAACATTAGTTGTTTCTAAAATTAATTTAAATTTAAATCTTCTACCTTTAAATGTTCCATTTGCAAAGTTATTAAACCCTCCAAAAATACCTGATGCTGTTTGTGATGTTGCCACCTGTATTTGACAGTTTGCTTCATCTGCTGCTGCACCATCAAAGTTACCATCAATAGCATAATTATCCCAAAAAGATCCACTTGGAATTATGGTTTCTATATCTGTACCTATAACAAAACCAATAGAACGTATTACTCTTTTTAAATCAAGAGAAAATACAGCACCTATATCTAAAATATCTTTAAAGGCATATTCTCCCGTTGCATTTGTAGCTGGACTCGTAAGTTGTAATGCACTAGCGGTAGTGTTAAACGTGGTGTTTGTGTCAACACCATCAAAAGGAGGAGAATCTAAATCTTCTCTATCTTGCAATATAACTTGAGCATCAATTAAATCAGGTAAATCCTGTATTATACTAGCTTCTCCAACACTAAAGTTTCCTTGGTCATCTTGAAATTTTAAAATATATTCTCCGTCTAAAGATGGAACAACTACATCTGTAGTGTTACCAGCTAAAGCAGTTACAAGATCAACAGAGTTTTGGAACGTCCCACTGCCATCAGTTAAGTTACTATGTCTTACATAGACCCTTCCTCCGTGTAAAACATCAGGATCTACAGCTTTTGTCCATCTAAGTCTTACTAATTTATTAGTAATAGGCTCCATCGATAGATTTTGAACATTTCCTGGGGGATTTGTTTTACCTTGGGCATTAAATGTAAGATCGGAAGATGTTGGAGATAATTTTAAAGCTGCATTATATGAATAAACTTTAAATTCATACGCTCCAGGTTGGTTATTTAGAATCTCAAAGTCAGGTTTAAATACAACCTCACTTGTCCAGTTTGTATTATTAAATCTATATTGCACAAGATATTGACTAACACCTGTAACTCCAACCCAAGAAAGAAGTATTTTAGAAACAGCAAGAGCGTTTATTACAGAAATAAATTCTTGTGCCTGTAAGTTTCCTGGAGGATTTTTAGGTTCATTTAATAGAGATATATTTCGTGCAGGTAAACTTATTCCTGATTCAATATTTGCATATTTACCAGCTACATAAGTTAATGCTGTAATTGCATAATTAATCCCATCTTGTTCTTCTACCGTTATTACTCTATAAGTCTGTGCTTCTAAAGTAGAACTTTGTATAAGCCATATAGCATTTACATTTGGTATAGCAGATAAAGCTGAATCTAATGCAATAACTCCATTAGTTATACTGATTACATCTTTTGTTTCAACCGTTCCATCGGGTAATATTACACTGCACTTTTTATTTGTTCCTGTAAAAGTATCTAAGTCTTTTGTGTTATCTACTGTTATCTGAGTTGTAGTAGCACTTTTTACTCTACCGCCTCTTCTTTCTCCTCCTCTAACTGGGTCGTTTATTGAAATCACAGATCCAGGTCTTACGATTGCACCTGCATCTATTGAAGTTGTAAAACTAACAACTTCTGATTCGTTTTGTTCACTGAATAATATTGCCTTGCCTAATCTCTGAGCTTGACCACGAGAAGTACAGGCAAATGCTTTTACATCTTTCTTTACTATGCCAAGTTTTGCTTGGGCTGTACTATCTTCTACAACTTCATAATCTATCTCTCGGCTATCCATATTGAAATAGCTGACAGAAATAACAGAATGTCTTTGTTTTAAACTGCTACCAGAATATGAGAACCCACCTTCACCTACGTTTGCCAAACTAAATAGATAACTAGGATCTGTTGGTTTATCTTGAGTAATAGTGACAGAACCTTCTGACCATATTGGAAAACATCTCATCACTCCAGCTAATTCATTTATCAACGTATAAGCTTCCATTGATCCTTGAATATTTACATTACAACTAAACCTTGCTTCTTGTCCTCCAAAACCATCTGATACCAACTCATTTGCGTATTTACTAGCAGCCACAAAACTAAATAAATCTAAGTTACTGTCTGTAATATGAGTACCAAATCCGTACCTTTCAGTCGTGAGAAGGTCGAGTAATATTAAACTTGGGCATGAGCACCATTGGGCTGAACCCATCGTTCCATTGAATATATAGCCACTTGGGTAAGCGATTCTTCCTGTCTGTAAATCAACAGTAGGAGTTCCAGAACTACTAGCACCAGCACCCGGAATCCTTACCTTAACTCCACGAATACGAAAAGCTCTTTTTGGGATAGAGCTAAACTGTTCAGAATCTATTCTTAAGTTTGTATATGCACTGTTTAAATAAGTTTGTTTATCATCAACAATCTCACCAAGACTTGTCCAGGTAAAAGCATCAACAAGATTTGAAGATGTACTATCTGCGGTTACTCTTACGACTCTTATATCTACAGGAAATGAACCTGTTATATTTACACGATATTCTTTTTGGTACGCATCAGCAGTTCTACCAGTAATAGTATCTGAAATAATATCTGAAAAACCACCACTGTTATATTGAACCTGTACTTTAAGCTTAACAGAAGAACCTAATAAATCACCTTCGTCAGTTGCTCTTTGTAATTGAGGAAAAGTTACCGTTACCTTTACAGCATCTACATTTGTATTTGTTATCTGACGGGTGACAGGAGAGGAGTTTGTTACTGTAACTCCTACAGCAGTTGTAGATTGACTACTTTCAATTCCAGGGATATGTTCTTGGTTTGACGTTCCAAAACGAGGAGTAAATCCTACGCTTTGAAAATTAAAATCTGCTGTCTGTGGATTTGTATTACTGGCAGTTGAATTAAGGATGGGAGTATCGTTTAGAAATACATCTTTTAATGCTGCGTTGTTATATGCTGTTGTTCCTTTTGTAAGTGATGCTTTTGATGGAGTTGCAAAACCTTCTATCTCTCCTTCAGATATAAGATCTTGTATAGAAGCAAACTGTCTACTGTTTAAAGTATCAGGTGCTCTAGTTGGAGATGGTGGGGTAGGCGGTGGACCACCAGAACCTCTAATAATTTTATCTGTCATGCTGATACCTGATTTGTGTCAATTCCAGCAGAGATCACCACTGATCCAGTTACAATTTCTCCGTAAACTATTGGGTGACTAGTACCTGCTCGTGATGTATTCTGGACACCAGAAAAGCTAAAAGATATGCGTGGATCTTCTTCGTTTGAAAAGTCTGGCTGTTCTGGTAAAGGGAATAATAATTCTGAAACACCTTGCAAAACTAGAGCACCACCAATACCAATAGCAGCTTTAAATCCAAATCCTGCACCAGCAAGCGAAGCTCCAAAACCCTTTCCAAAAATTAATGGTGATCCAGGAACTAAAAAAGCTCCTGCTATTAATGCTGCACCTAATAAAAACTTACCAGCCCCTCCACCAGCACCAGTAATAACAGGAACAATATTTATGTCCGACTTCCCTGTAGGGTTTTGTATATCTTCTTCACCTATTTCATAATTATTTACTAAAACTTTATAGTATCTTTCATTCATGTGTCCTTCTAATTTTGGAAAATTACTGACAAGAAAACGTATTGCATCAGCAGTAGAGTTTATTACAGCATCTAATTCCTTATAGCCTACAAAGTCAGCTAGTTCTCCGTATAATTTAACTTTTCTGAGCATAGCGATACCTCTTACCAGTACATTTTAACAACCACTCAG